TTGATACGTAAAATCACATATTTTACATTTTGTGGTATAGAGGTATGTCTAAAATCCCTACCAGTTACGTTACCATAAAATTCTTCAAGAATGCCATCCCAATCTTTACTCTCTTCTACCCAAAACTTATCTTCTGTCTGGTATTTCAAGTCATAATCTATTTTATATTCCAACTCTTCTTTGATAATTGTATAGTCTCGTGGTGTGGTTAAATTTTTATACAGAAATAAAAGATGACTTAAAAGTTTGAGAAGCATTTCTTTATATAGAATGGAAGGAAACTTTTTAAGTAGATATAATAATAAATTGGACGAGTGGGGCGAGTTAATTAAGAAGGATCCATCGAAAAAAGGTAAATACCAATCTGAAATGGCTGATTATATTATGAAATGTATGCCGTATATGAATCAACATACAGATGAAGGTGAGGAAATGTCAAACACTGATAATGTATTTAATGTGAAAGAAACTGTTGGTCTAAAAAGAAAGGATATATTCACAGATTACTTGATAGAAGTAGAAAAGAAGAATATACAGAGACCGAAACATTCTATACGGATAGATGAATGTCCAAATTGTGTATATAGTAACATTATTCATATGAGATCAACTGCAGATTTGGTGTGTGACGGTTGTGGTGAAATAGTTGCTATAGCCATGTCTGACGAATTAACGTACAAGGAAGAACAAGAAACATCTGAGAAAATTATAAACTATTCATACAAACGAGAAAATCATTTCAATGAATGGTTGAGTCAGTTTCAAGCACAAGAGATGACCACTATACCCGATGAAGTTATTGAACAATTGAGAAGTGAACTAAAAAAAATGAAAATTAAAAATCTAATAGATATCACTCACGCTAAGATACGTGGTTTGTTGAAAAAATTAAGACTAAATAAATACTATGAACATGTTCCGTACATCACAAATATTTTGAATGGAATCAAACCACCAAATATGCCACAAGAACTAGAAGAGACTCTACGAATCATGTTCAAAGATATACAAAGACCATTTGACGACAATTGTCCGACAGAAAGAAAAAACTTTTTGAGTTACTCATACGTCCTATATAAATTTTGTGAACTTTTAGGTGAAGATGACTTTCTTCAATACTTTCCACTTCTCAAGTCTAAAGAGAAACTTTATCAACAAGATGTAATTTGGAAAAAGATTTGTTATGACCTTAGATGGGAATTTATTCCAACAGTTTAAAGAATTTATATTACATTTACATAATGTTACAGTGTCCAAACTTTTTAGTGTGTCATAAAATGTATGACCCAAGATTGAAGGTGTGTAATCCGTGTTTCTGGAGATTCAAAAATGAGGTGCTCGAATTCAAGAATGGTGAATGTCCACATTGTTTTGAAAACACGAAATGTGTCAAGTTCAGAAAATGTTCACATTTCGTTTGTCTCAAATGTTTCAATATAAATGATAAATGTTCTTTATGTTAATTACTTTTATATTTTTTTTCAAATCAATTAGATTTTAAAATATTTTTAATTGTTTTGGAAAAGTAAACTAAATATTACCTAAGTACTCCAATAAAAATATAATTTTCAACTATGAATCAAGAAGAAAACCAAGCCTTATTGGCACTCTATGAGCTCGAGTCTCATGTGTGCCCACACCTAGATAACATCAATCAAACGGACCCGGCTGTTCAGTACTGCATGGAACAGGCGAAGTTTCATTTGAAAACGGCGCATGAACTCCTGGAAGCAGCTGTGTTAAATCCGCAGACACGACACGATGATGATCTCGTATTTTATCAAAGGCTCGCGAGAGTTCTCCCGCTGATGGTCCTAATGCAAGTTTCCGAATCTCAATCTCCCGACCAGGTTGAAGAGGAAAATTTACCAGATACGCCAACCTCAGTCCTGTCAAGTCAAGATATTTTCGAGCCTGTTGATCCATCCCATCAGTGAGAGTCTTAATAGCCTTGAGTTCTAGTATCACAGTATTGTCTATGATAATATCAGCTCGTAACTGTCCGACAACATGACCCCTAAACCTAACCAGAATATGACGCTCGGATTCATACGGAATACCTTTCTCTCTCAGTATAACCTCAACCGCGTTGTGGTACACTCTCTCACTATAACCAGGTCCTAATTCAGAATAGACTTCTTTCACTATTTTTTCAATATCCCACTTCATTTATAAAGAAACTAAAAATTTCTCTATATATGTTAAGATGTCTCAGTCAGGTACATTTTTAAGAAATCTGAACAGAGGTGATACCGAGTTGAGAAATATCATCACTAAAATAACTAATCTGTCTTCATTCACACGGAATGTAAGAAATGATGCTGCAAGAAAAATACAAAAAGCCTGGAAAGTTGGACGGCGAAGAGAAGTTAGACGATTAATGCGGAACATTCAAGCTGGTCATGTTAACAATCTCGCGAAAGAGTTTGAAAAGTTCAATCTCGTAAACCGTAATAACTCTGGTAATGTCATCATGACTAACGTAGCACCCGTACGCCCTAAGAAGCGTAAAGCCGCTAATAGCAATAGCAACGATGAACAAACAATGAAAACGCGTGGTCGGGAGGTAGAGCTGTCAAATCTTGAAATTGGTAGGGGTATGGGGTGTCAGTATGCAGGTATTCCCAGGTATATGAAGAAAGCTAAGAAAATGTTTGATGAGAAGAGCATCATTTCGTCATTTTTGGATTATAACATTGAAACGAATCAACACGGTATCGTTAAAAATATTCCTACAATTGTTAATCGTTTCGGTCGGATTTATAATTCTGGTTCGAGAATAGTCCCAACAAATCAAGTCCATTTTTTCATGGTTGGATTACGAACTGATAACAATGGGCATGCAGTCAGTGTATTGGTTGACCCACGAGACCCCAAAAATAGAAGAATATGGGTGTTCGATCCACACGGTGAAAAGTCTAGAACTTCGATTTGGGGTAAGACTACGCGTAAGAAGATTGTTCCAATTTTACAAAAAATGTTCAAGATACCTGGTCGCAAAGTCAGATATTACGGTGGTAGAGACCTCCAAGAGGGAAACACTCGGGGTGTGTGTACAACATTTTATGTGACGTTCATGGAAATGATTCCATACTTACTCAGTGGTGCTGCAACTATTAACCAAATTAATGAACTCGCTAAGAAAAACAGTATACAAATACGATCCTTTTACCTGAACTTCGCTCCAGAAACCGAGGGCCGAGTGATAGTTAAAAACAAAACCCGATAAATTCTCAGTGTATAACAGGTAGTGTCAATGAAATTTAGAATAATGCGCCCAAATATGGCAATAAGAAAGAAGAGAATAAAACTTTCTCGTGAAGTAGTTCATGATTTGAAAGAAGTGAGTAAGTTATCTTGTGTCAAACAATGGGAATTTGCTGGTAATATTAAATACAAAAATTTCGAGTTTAGTAAACCAAATATCGTCACATCAAAAAAACGAAATCGTGTAGAAGGTCCTGAAATCGATAGAGTTTGGTATTCTGAAATGTCATTTCACACACACCCAGGTATTGGTCACCACGACGGGACTGTATGTCAAAATACACCGATATTCGCAACTCTCCCCAGTAATGCGGATTTCGAAGCATTTATCAAAGGGTTTCCTGAAATGCAAGTCAATATAATTTGTGATTCACACGGATATTACGTTATTAATATCCTTAAATCGGCATACATGAGGGCATCACCTTTACCTGAGGCTGTACACGAATATATGAGAAAGGTACGTAGTAGACCATTCATGCGTATTTGTGTATTTTCAGATAATGGGATTGAATATTTTCAAACAACTATAAAAAATTGGAAAAGAGAAATTAACGACTATGTTGATCCAGAAATGATGAAACTTTTTGGAATATCAATTCGTTATTATGGATATGACGACGATCCCCCAATTGTTACCGTCTATCGGGATATAGACGTAGCATAGAATCCTCTAATTCATCAACCTCATACCAAGCCCAATGACACTCCGACGAATCCTTATCAATTTTACACATCTCCTGTGCTTCTTTTATCGCTTCTGTGAAGCGTAAACGAAGTCTCAGATTCTCCTTGATTGGTCTCACCTCTACGATACTTGGTCGTTGGTATATAGATTCAAGGACATTCTTACGAGTCTTTGCTAGTTTTATTTTGTACAGACTATTTTCAGAAAAAGTAGCCACACACTTCATCTAATATATGAGGGTATTAAAGTTTTAAGTATTTTAACCCTTAACCCATAAATTACAAATCAATTTTTCACCTGATTTGACTACGTTTCCTTGATGTAAAGCTAATTGTGTAGGATTTCCATATGAATCAAAATTATGAAAATAAAGTATATCACCCGTATTTAATTTAAATTGTTTATTCAAATTTGGAAATTCTGTTTCTCCACCTTCGTAATTTTCATTTAAATATAATAAGATACTGTGTGTTCTTATAGCTGAAGGTCCATAATCATGATGAATAGGAATAAAACCACCTTTTGTATATTTAATGACGTTGAGATCTTCAAATTTTCCTTTGTGTATAGGAAACTTTTCAGAGAATTTTTTTAAAATACTTGATATTTCAAGTGAATTGTTATTGATAATTTTACCTACACTGTTAATGCGGGTCGGATGCGGGCCATCACGATCAAACACTGATTGGGTAAACTCAGTATTGTAATTAATTAGCGTGTTGCATTCTCTAGGAGTTAAAAAACCCTTAATAACCTCAGGCTCTGTATAAACACTGAACACCGCCATTTTATACTTTATCAAGCTATTAAAGTTTTAAGTTTATAATTAGATATAAGATGTCCTCTTATAACGTTGAAGCTTGTAATTTCAAGTACCGGGTCTCTTCCCTTGAGAGGGTTGTCGATGGTGACACAATTGATGTAAATATTGATCTAGGTTTTGACGTATGCACAAAGCAGCGCGTTCGTCTTCTAGGGATTGACACACCAGAGTCTAGAACCCGTGACACCGAAGAAAAGAAGTTCGGTCTTCTATCCAAGAAGAAGCTCAAGGAATGGTGTCTAAAGGCGGTCGCATCTGAGAAGGATGACGTTGAAATCGAACTCAGATGCCCGGAGGCGGATTCTAGGGGTAAGTTTGGACGCGTACTCGCAGAGGTTTGGGTGTGTGAAGATGGTGTGTGGACCAATGTGAATCAGTGGTTGGTTGATGAGGGATACGCCGTACCATACGGTGCACAAAACAAATCTCTTGTCGAAGGACTTCATCTAGAGAATCGCAAGAAGCTCATTGAACGTGGTGAAGTTCAATTATAAGGATGCTTATGCACCCATATAGTACAAATCCACTTCTCTCCGGACTTTACAGGTTGTCCGCCATGTAAAGCCAACGATGTAAAATCTTCGTAATTATCTAAAGTATGAAAAAATAAACAATCCCCCTTTTTCAACTTAAATTTTATATCCAAGTTTGAAAACGATGTTTCACCCCCTTCATAGTCATCGTTGAGAGCCATGATGAATGTATACATTCTTGGATTCTGGTAAAAGTTCATACAGTCTTGATGTTGTTTATAAAATCCACCCTCTTTATATCGTACAACCTGAAGAATTCCACAATGTCCAATTGGTTTATCTACATGACTAATACACTTTCTCATAATATTGTTTATTATTGGATCGTCCGGGTCGTCGAACCATGCGGATTCACTTTTACGTCCGTCTAGTCTAATTACCGGATTTTTGTCGCCCGTCATCGACGGTTTTAATTTATCGATAGACTCCTTTTTAATATATTCAATCTCATCTTCTGTCAATAAGTCTGGTATTACTTTAGGTTCTATATAGTAATGAAACATTACTTTATTCATCACCTAATCCTTTAATAAGAATATCCCATTTTGTGTCGTTTTTTTTATACCAATATTGAGTCTACCATCATATTTATATTTTTCTGCGTATGGTCCATTAGCATCAACATAATGTAAAAAAATTTGTATCTGATAAGAACCTTTATCGGCGTCCAGTGATTCTCGGCCATGCATTATTTCACACCCTTTATAAATTATACCATCTCCAATATCACATGGTATGTATCGTTTTTCTTCATTTACATATACATGTAATGGCCATAAATAATCACCAGATTTACCATTATATTTAAACCCCAAGGGAATCGTAACCGATATTTCACATGAAGGTCTATCCCTATGGTCTTCTAAAACATGACCGGATTTATAAATTCTAAAAAATGAATATGCAGGAATAAGTTTTAAATTTGAATGTTTTTCGATTTCAGGCTTTAAAAATAGTAATAAACTTTCTGTTAATGAGTCTGCATATTTCACATGACTTCCAATAACCTGGGTGGTATCCTCATGTTTATCATTATATCTATCATATAAAGCATAACGTTCGGCAATTTTACATATATCACGAGACAATAGATTGCCAACTTTCATGTACATATCTTTATCAAGATTCATCTATTTAAAGTATGTATTAATTCTTTAATAAGGGTGCTTGTGCACCCATAAATTACAAACCCATTTCTCCCCGGACTTTACAGGTTGTCCGCCATGTAAAGCATCGGATGTGTCTAACCCATAGTTATCCAATGTGTGGAAGAATAGCGCGTCACCAGTTTTGAGTTTATATTTTTCGTTTATAACAGGAAAAGCTGTTTCACCCCCTTCGTAATCATCATTGAGAGCTATGATGAAAGTGTACAATCTCTTATTCTTGTCTTGATAAAAGACATCTTGGTGAGGTTTGTAGTGCCCACCCTCTGTATATCGTAGAACTTGGAGTTGTTCACAATTCTTGAATGGCCTATCCGTATGACTCACACATTTCTTTATAATGCGTCGAACTGTATAGTCGGTATTACCACTTAGCCATGCCGTCTCACTCTTTCGTATACGCTCGTCAATCCTTCTATCCTTATCTACTGTAGATACTTGTAACTCTTTTTTTGCCTGTTCGATAATATAAGCACATTCCTTTTCATTTATGAAATTTTCGATTACCACCGGTTTGGGATATGTGGGAAGCAGGTACACCAATAATACAATGAGGAACAATAGAATGACCATCTTACTGTATTCATAGAATTAATTTTCTAGGAAATGCAGAGTTATACCTTTTACGAATTACAGTAAATATTTCATCACTATAATCGACAAGTTTTTCCATGATTTCGATTATTTCATCGTGTTTTTCTTGGTCAAGTATATATTGTCTTAGAAGATCTCCACCTGTATTAGATATCATTTCAAATATTTGTGAGATATCTCTTGACTTATCTAGAAACTTTTCTTGACGTTGAAGTATCGTTTTGAAATACTCTTCACTCATCTCGTTTAACATGTAAGATATTCTAAGTTGCAGATTATCTGGGGGTTGAAGATCCATAAACATTAAATCACGCTCACATTGGTATACAATTATAGCAAATGAGAGTATTTTGTTCGACGCACCAATTGTTCTAAGCTCTCTAAATGTCGGTGTACCACCGCATGGTATGTCCCCATGTTCCCTAGATGACATTGTCTTCTTTTTGAACTCTATGAAATGAGGGTTATGGATACGCCCAGTTTCTATTTGACCAGTTCGCCAGTCAAAAGCTGTATGACAACTTGTACACCACATCTGTGCACACCCACTTGTTTTATAAATAACTGTACCACATTTTGGACATGATTTACTATCCCTATTTAAAAGTTCCATTGTTTCGACAGTTTGTGGATCACATTCATGATCATCTGTGAGTAATTCGTTACATTTCTTACAATAGTGTTTATCACACAATCCACAATACCAATTTTCATTCAGAAAACCTTTACATTCCTCGTGTGGACACTGGCGGACAAATGATGTCTGTCCGTGATCAACCCCATTTGTACGTAGTTGTTCTATATGTCGCCAAATATTTTCCATCTCTCTATAGAGATCTCGAATTTCTATCGATATTAGAGGATTTTCATTTGGGTTATTCTGATATATATGATGTAGTTCTAATAATTGTGATCTTTGAGTATCTAGTATGATTCTTAGTTTCCTCATTTGAAGAATTCTCTCAACCTCAGGTTGTGTCTCTGGCATTCGTGCTTTTTCTCTTTCGAATAGTACGACCTCACGGCGTCGTTTGAGTTCTGTATTTCGAAAATACTTTGTACAAAATGAATCTACAAATTCACGGTTCCAAGGAGTTTTACAACCCATACAGTGTGGGTCTTCAAATGAAGAAAGTATATATCTTTGACTACATGAACGACAACTTGATAAATCACAGAATGGGCATTCAACTTTTTTGTGATTTATCTTGTTGAATTTCTCACAACATACACCACATGTAGACATTAATATACAGACGATTTTTTTCTTTAATTAAAGTAACGAATATGTCTAATGCAGTACCAATGTTAGCTGGTGTAGGATTACTCAGTGTATGTTGTATTAGTTCCAGTGTAGCTTCTACCATGATGGGTGGTGAGGAAGAAAAACTAGGTGCTGGACCAAGTGCTGGACCAAGTGTAGGACCCAGTACCGCCGCTACCGATGCTGATGCTGATACTGACACTCCACCACCAGATCCCATAAATTGTGTGGGTAGCTGGCCAGGGTGGGGTGCGTGTAGTGAAACCTGTGGTGGAGGTTTACAATCTAGGACGTGGACAACAACAACAGCGCCACAGCATGGTGGAACAGCCTGTCCGAGTCCATCTACACAATCACAAGCATGTAGCACACAAGCCTGTATAGAAACCGTCCTTAATACCCCCAACTCGAGGAGAAGTTCAAGTGGTGTTACAGGTTTTACGGTACCCGGGACGGACACCCCAGGTAATGGATTTAATAGGGGCAGCCTAAATTCTCCAGCGGCGTGGAGTGCCTGGCCCGCTAATTATACTGACTGGTACCAATTGGGGGTTGATGATGCACATCGGATAGCTGGAATTGCTATAAAGGGGCGAGCGGATGCCAACGAATGGGTTACAAAATTTTCGGTCAAGTCAAGTTTGGATGGTTCTACATGGATAAATGTAGATGGGGGTAAGGTATTCACGGGTAATACTGATCGGAATACCCTAGTCAAAGTGAAATTTGACACACCCATCAATACCAAGTATATACGCATCTACCCAAAAGCTATTAGCGGTTACATGTCCTTACGAGCTGATCTCATAAGGATCCAATAATGGGTGACTGAAAAAGAAATCAAAGTATTCTCCTTTTAATTACAATCCATCTACAAAACTAGCAATAATCTCCATCGCGTCCTCTCGACCATACACAGTTTGTGTAAAAAAGAGAGTCATTTCGGCCTGTCCGTATGACAAGTATGTATCCCGATACTTTTCATATATGGATGCGAGACCGTCGAGGTTATTGTCGCACCAATTCTCTACATCCTCCTCAGTCATATCACGGTGAAGACCCTTTTCGATGAAATCGACAACCTCGTCGCAGAGAGGCATGTCGGTAATCACGGTACAGTCGTCGTCGGGATGATTCATTTTAGTTATTTTTTACATATTTTTGGGTTTACTTAGGTAGTTCACTTTGAGCATTTTCATATGCCTTCAGAACTTGACCCAATGTCGTCGCCCTTTGAATACGACTGGTGAATATCTTCTTTCGGTTCTTTGGTATCTTAAAGTTTCTACTGTTAATTTTAGCTTGATAGCTGGATTTATTCATCATAGTCGCCCTCTTTTCCGCGTTTCTACGAAGTTTCTCTTTGGCAGATTCGGCTGCCCCCTCTGCAGCTTTCCTCACGTTTGTCTTGAACACCTTACTCGCATTATTGGCTTTCTTGACATTTGCTTGAGTCCTAGGTGCAAACTTTTTAGCCAACTTTATACGCTCT